ATGCGCTTCGTGATCCTGATACATAAACGCCTTCACAGGCTTGCCCATCAGAATCGCCATGTTCTCCGACACCGGGTCCAGAGGCTTGGCCTCCGACACATCCGGCACGAGCTTCTCAGCGTTCTTGACGCCAAGGGTCTCGATCATCTGCCTATGCAGCATGGGGAGGTTATAGATAGCGGGCGCTGACTGCGCCAACTGGAGCACCGCCTGATACTGCACCACCCGCTGCGCCATGGTGGACGCGTTGGGGTCGGACACAGGGATCACGTCTACCTGATCGTAGTCCCCCTGCTTGGCTGCGGAGGGGCCTGTATCCGGCTGGTAGTCGTACGACTCCGGCGTGTTGTCCCGGATGATGGCAGCAAGGAGCTTGAACTCCTGCTTCATGGTGTAGTGGATGCGCGCCTGCACCGCCGACATCACCTTGAGCGCACGCTCAAGCACCGCCAGCGTTGTCCCGACAGGGGACTGAGAGGACATATCCGAGATCTTGAGGTCTGCGGACGCCGCGAACTGCTTGCCCTCGACGACAATCCTGTCCATCAGCGCGGTCAGCGTCTGACTGGGCTCCTTATAAGGAAGCGGCAGGATGTTGTCGCGGATGGAGCCTGACGGCAGGTCCACATCACGGAACTCGCCCGGGGCGATGGGCGTATCGTCGTTCTTGACCCGCATCCCACGGGCCTTGAGGCCGCCGGGGAGGTTAGCCAGTGTGCCTGCGTCCACCAGCTGGCGGAGCAGAGAAGTTGCAGCCTGCGTGTGCCCACCGATCAGGTGGATGAGACCAAAATAGTAGAACCCGAACCCGGGTATGTAGCCGTAATGCACAAAATGCTGCCGACGCTGCTTGAGCGAGTCGTCCTGCAACCAATTGCGCCGGATAGCGAGCACTGTGGAAGTGCCTTTCTCGATAGTGACGATATAAGGAAGGGCTATACCGGTGGGGTGACCATCGTCATCCTCGTCCTCATAACCTTCCAGATCCAGATCAACATGCATCTCAAGGATCTGGAATCGGTCATCCATTGAGGCAGAAAAGCCCTGATCGACGGCCTTCTGCTTCTCTACTTCGTCCAGAACACGCTGGGGTTCGCCCAGATCGACGTCACGATAGAACCCAGCGACCTGCAACTTGCGCAGATCGTTCTGAGTCTTACGCATCCGGTGGGTCACACGCTCAGCAGACTCAAGGTTAGCAGCGCCATAAGGGACAACGATGTCCTCTGAACTGATGAACTGCGCTGTCTGACGCTGCAACGCGGGATCGTAATAAATTTTCTTGAAGGCGTTACCAGAGAGGCACAGGCTCATCAGCAAGCGCTCGTGCTCCGGGCGATACTCCTGCATCACCTCGGTCAGCTGATAGTTCATGTCCTCTTGTACGCGTGCGGCTGCGGCGACCTTCTCCGGCGTTTCTTTACCGATGATCTTGGTCCGCACCGGCCCCATCGCGGGGAAGGTCTCCATGATCGTCTCAGACTGGAACTTGACCGCACTCTCCATAAGCAGAGGGTGGGTCACGCCACACGCACCGGGCCAAGGCTCGCTACGCTCCTCGTGCTTCAGTCCAAGCAGCTTCAATCCTTTGACGTACGTATCAAGCCACTCTTTGCGAGAGGTCAGGTCCGTGTCGTAGTCGTCCAGCAGGTCGCTGGCAAGGCCTGCCAACGCCTGCTCATCCATCTCTTCAGCGATGTTGGCGTCGAAATTATCTACGTCGTCCATCTCCCCGATACTGATATCGAAGCCGGGGCCAGAGATGTTTACCTCCTCCGGATCAACGATCTCAATCTCGATGGGCTCTGCCTCGGGCAGAGCCGCAAGGCCCATGGGGGCCGCGTAGAGAGCTTTATCAATCGCCATCAAGCGCCTCTTTATTTCTTGAGTTCAGTCGTGTACTTACGGCTTTTCCCATCCGCCCCTACCCACGTGAACGTCTCGCGCCCTTCTTTCCGGGCTCTAGCGAATGCGCTACGGAAGCTCTCGGCGGATTTAGACTTCTTATCGTACACGGGGTAGTCGCCACCGTCCGTCTTCCCAAACTTAGCGGGGGACTTAGGCTTCGGCGCAGTCATCGACATCGGCTTTGAAGCAGGCGTAGAAGATTTTGGAGCGGACACAGAAGGCTTGGGAATGTCCACTGACCGATCTACGCTCGGCTTAGGAACCGTCACGGACGAGCGCGACGAAGGCGCTACAGGAGATGTCTTGGGCCGCGTTTTTGGTGCGGGGGAGACGTCGGTATAAGCACTTGGTGCGGGGCGTACAGACACCTTGGACTTCGGCGCAGGAGGCTCTTTCCGAGTCGCGTTTGCCTTACGCTCAGCCGCCGTCATACGCGGAACGGGCTCCGACATAGAAGAGCGGGAAGTAGTAGGCCTAGAAGTAGCGGGGCTAGACGTAGTAGCGCCGCTACGCATCGGGAAACGCTCAGATCTAGGTGTGGTCGGAGTCTTAGAAGGAGCGGGTCTACGCGCCTGAACGGATTCAAACGCTGTCGGGCCTTGAAAAGACGTGCGCGGACGATTCTGAAGCCACTCAAATGCGCTCTGTTTTTCAGCGGGGGCCTTCTTAGGGGGCGTAGTCTTGCGGTCGTAAGGGTTTCCACGGGGCATAGTCTTCTCCTAATAATAGCCGCGTGATCTGGCGCGGCTGGATTTGAACCACTGTATGGGCTCAGGCTCATCACTCGGCAGCTTGATAAAGCCCCCTTGGCGGAATCTGAGCAATGCTAATGTTGTAGAGTCTACCAAGTCATCGTTACGACCGGCAGGGAAATCGTTACATTCCTCCACGACTTCTCTAGCCCACCTACGATCAGGAGCCCAGACAAGGCCCGCAGCAAACAGATCCGTAACTGCATTTACCCGCGAGATCTTGTCCTGTCCCTTGCCGGGGGTGAACTCCATCAGCGGTAGGCCCATGCGCCGCATCTCCTGATACAACGCCGCGCCGTTCGACTTCTTTTCTACTATAAAGCTGTCTGGCTCCCACTCTTTATACTCGTTAAGCACCATCTGCTTCAACTCAGGGAACTCAAGACGCTCTTTGACGGCGTTCAGCAAGATAATGTTGTGGACACCGGTAGACTCATTCAGGAAGACGCCCCACACCGTCAGGGCGTTATAGTCCGCACGGGTGTTCTTCTCCTGTGCAGCGTCTAGAGCCATGATGACGAACTCGCACGAGGGCGGAGAGTCCTCCTCCCAGACGTTCCACCACTCCCTTTTTATCAGCGCGCCTTCTTCAGCCGTGGGCTGCTGCATGTACTGGGCTTGCCAATACCGAGGGTCCATGGAGGCTTTCTTAGCCAGCAGCTCGTCCAACGACCAGAAATCAGGCCATAGCGGCTTCTCATTGAGGATGGCAGGGAACTCCACCACCTCCCACTGGTCGGAGTCATCATTCTTGGTCATGTGGTCGATAATCTGGCCCGTAAGATCCAGCTTTGACCACCGCGTCATGACGACAATAATGGCACCGCCCGGCATAAGGCGCTGTACGGGGCCGGACTGAAACCACTCCCACGCAGGATTGAATACGTCCGCACGCCCCTGTTTTGCCTCCTGCTCGGAGTGGGGGTCGTCAATAATGAAGAGGTCTGCGCCTCGTCCAGCCAATGCGCCGCCGACACCAATGGCGAAATACTCGCCATTAAAGTTAGTACCCCACCGCGACGCCGATTTACTATCCGCTTGCAATTCTACCTGCGGGAAAATATCATGATATAAATCACTACCGACGAGGTTTCTCACTCTGCGACCGAAATTAACGGCGAGATCGGCAGTGTGTGAGGCCATAATGACCTTTTTCTGGGGGAATTTGCCCAAAAACCACGCCGGAGCAAGATAGGAAATCATCTCCGACTTGCCATGACGCGGTGCAATATTCACTATCACCCGCTTTTTCTTACCGGAAGCAATTTCCTCGAATATTTTAGCAAGGCGGCGGTGATGGGGGCCCACGATATACCCGGGGTATACGTGATTAATGAAATCCAGAAAGGAATCCTTGCCTCTTTGTTGAGTCAATTGCGTCGTATACTGACGTAAAAGATCCGCAACCTGTCTTTTCTGTTTATCTGGCAGAGTAGGAAGCGCTGCTTCCAGCGCTTTTATGTGTTCCGGCGTAATTTTGGGGGCTACTACTGCCATATTCAGTCCGCAGGGGATACATCTGGGGTTATTTCAGTGAAATCCGCATCAATAGCGGTCAATTTGAGCGTCGCCAGCGTGCTCAAAAGCTCTGATTCCACCTCTTCCAGCGATTTAACGACGTGAGTTACCTCTGTACGACGCTTGAAGGCGTCTACGCCGTCAATATCTCCTAGTTTTGTCAGGGCAGATATCCGATCCTTGGAGGTCTTAGCATTCTCCACCTCGAATATCAGCTTATTAACGACGTACATCTTCAGTTCAGAGAGTTCATCGACTAGCTGAACCTTATGCTGAGTAATCATCCCCGCTAGATACGCCATGGTTTCATCGGTGTATTTAGCATAATCGGGGCGTAGAGACGGGTTCTGCATCATCTCTTTAGCCATCTCCATGGCTACGTCTTTGTCCTCCTCGTCAGGGACGATGGGGGTGTCCGTCATATCCGCCAACAGCTTAAGCGTACGTGCCCGCATCGCCAGTTCTTCAGCGGGCGACATGTCCTGCAGGGCAGCAGTGACGTTAGGGGGCAGGGGGATGTCTTCTTCTATATCCGGGATGTACTCAGACATGGGAGCACCGCGAGTAGATGATAGAAATAGTATAGCCACGTTCGGGTGAATGGGAAGCGACTTGTTGTAACGGAAGTAAGCTGACAAATATCTGGGGCGATTTTTATAATATAGTTTTGAATATAGGAGTTTTGAATAGGGGGGTGTTATTTGTGCGAATTATGGGGTGTGGGGTGCGCGATGGAACCAAGTTCAAATTTGGGGGATACCACCCGGGTGGGATACCCCCCTCCCCCTACTATATTAGTATCGTAAAACTTGACTTCTGGTAAAATGGGAGTATAATGGTTCTCACGTTGCGGCATGGTGTCGCAGCGATAACGAGGATAGATAGAATGCACCAGATCAGAACGCACTTACATGAAACCATGGTATCGACGGCCCTCATTAGGAGTATTGATGGGGCACATGAATGGTTCGAAACCATGGTATTCGGACCTTACGGGGACGAAGCAGTCGCATTCAACCGTACTGCGGAAGATGCATGCATCGCACACGATTCCATCTGCAAAGCGATTAGCTGCGCAACGGGGGTGGAATACGACGGCGCACAACTTCGCGCATTCATGAGTATGGAAATAACGAGAAAGGCTCAACCAGAAAGTCGTGGGATGTCGTTGGCAACCCGTAAAAAGATCTTCGGTTTCTAATCAAATCGGGGCGGCGCAAGCCGCCCCACAATTGGAGAGTGAAAGTGTCTAACGAAGTGTCTAACGAAATTGCTTTACTGCATTACGAGATGCGCATGCTTCGCGGGCGTCTAATCAGGCAGCTGACAGATAGCGCTGACATGCTAGATGTAGGTTTGTCTGCACTGCGGAAGGATACGCCTCGTGTTCCGGTCATGGTGGAGCGGGCAGAGGTTGTAGTCGATACACTGAGAGCCGAAGTTAGAAAGCTAATGAAAGGAGAATGAAAATGCCAGTAAACTTGAAGAAAAGCCGGTTGACGTTCAACGAATATCAGCGAGAGTTGCGACGCGAGGCGCGAAACGAACGGATAAAGGAAGCCGCAGCATATATCGCAATGGCGGCACTGTTCGTCGCAGTGTTCGTCGCGGGAATCATCGCGCTGGACCGGGAATTGGAATTCAAGAGTAAGCAGAACCATTGCTGGGCAGAAGAGGCGCAGACGGGTAAAGACTTGGATTGCCAAGACGATAACCAGACGTGGTGATCGACGGGGGGAGGCGAAAGCCTCCCCTTTTTTTGTGCCCAGCTCATAGATACCAGTTATCTCCGTGCGCGCGGGCGCGTGCGGGCGCGCGCCGGGACCGGGCGAAATCCTCGCGCTGTGCGCGCGAGAGCCGCGTTTTTCGGCGCTGCGCCGAAATTTGGTATTGACAAAGTATATCTATTGTGGTTTAATGGTCTCACATCGCGACACGTCGTCGCGATGCCAACGGAGTCTATACAGTTATGAAAATGTCAAAAGTAGAACAGTCTGTTACCGCCAAGCGTGCGCCCGTCGTCGCGTTCACGTCCGGCATTGATATGGGAGATTCTCTCAGCGGTGCCGTGTTCAATGCGCAGCTGTTATCCGCGAGAGTACGCGCCACGTTTGAGAAGGCGCGCATCATTGAAGCGGGCGCGAATTTGCCTTCGTGGAAGGATGTTAAGCCGCTCTTGGCGCTCGCTAAGGCAGACGGTCGCATCAAGTTCGACCGCGACGATATCGAGCGTGGGATGATCCGTCGTTTGGATCGAGCATACTCTGAAAATGCTATGCCGATGGCGCATGAATGGGTGAAGGCGCATCTCGCGCTCGGTCTGCCGAATGCTGAGGCGTTCCACGAGATGGCGATTCCGGCTCGCAAGAGCCTTGCCAATTCCGCAACGCGGAAAGCGGCGGTTGCGGCTCTCAGCAAGTTGATTGGCGATCGTATGTCGAACGCTTGGCGCAACGCGCTGAAACACGATGTGCGGAAGACTTCGCCTCGCGGATCGAACGAGGCGAAAACGGTCCAAGAGGCAATCGCCAGCGCGACGGTCGCGAAATTGTCGGAGTGCATCAAGAAGGCTCAGGACAACGGCGCCGAGATTCCGGTTGACGTGATCCGGGCGGCGCGCACACTGGTTGCGTGGATCGAAGGCAAGAAGGCTCCCAAGCCGTCGAAGCCGGACACGACGGCAACCGAGGTTCAAGGCTGATCGACAGGGGCGGCGCAAGCCGCCCCTTTCTTCCCACCGCCGCGACAACCCCGCCCTAACCGGCGGGGTTTTTTGTTGCCCGCTGTCACCCGTTGACGCGGGCCTGTCTGCGTGACACGTTCACACCTGTGTCAGTCGTCCCCTAGCTGGCACACCTCCCTGTGACTGGACCCGGCCACCCCACGTGCGCCGGGTTCTTTTGTGTCACGTGTCGCCGTACCTTCCCCGGTAT